TGACAGGTGCTATCACAACCAACTCGACTTTCGATGGACGTGACGTAGCTACAGACGGCGCGAAGCTAGACACAATAGCAACTAACGCTAACAACTACAGTTTCCCTTACACAGTTTCTGCATCTGCGAGTAACAGTACTGTCGTACAACGTAATAGCAGTGGTTATATTTTTGCTAACTACATAAACACAACGGCTAATGATGTAACAAGTGGCGTTACTAAAATCATGGTCGAGACAGGTAACGACAACTACATAAGACATGGTAGTGCGGCGGCTGTCCGTTCTTTCCTAAACGTAGCCGATGGAGCTACTAACGTAACCAACAACAACCAGCTAACTAACGGCGCGGGGTACATTACATCTTACGTAAACACAACCTACAGTGCAGGTTCTGGGCTTGGTTTGTCAGGAACAACATTTAGCCACTCTGACACTTCCTCACAAAGCAGCGTTAACAACTCTGGTGCTACAGTTATCCAAGACGTTACGCTTGACACATATGGACACGTTACAGGGCTTGGCTCTCACACCCTGACTTTAGCTAACTTAGGTTATACTGGTGCAACAAACGCTAACTACATCACAAACAACAACCAGCTTACTAACGGCGCTGGGTATACGACAAACACTGGGGATATCACAGGCGTTACTGCGGGGACAAACCTTAATGGTGGTGGGTCTAGTGGTGGAGTTACACTCAATCTTGACAGCACGATTACTCTAACTACGGTTAATGCGGGTACGGTTAACACCACTTCAGATGAACGTGCTAAAGACGATATAACCCCGATTACAGGCGCTTTGGATAAGGTACAACAGTTGGGCGGGTATTCATTTACTCTTAAAGCAACTGACGAGAAGTCTTCAGGTGTTATAGCTCAAGAGGTACAAAAAGTTATGCCAGAGCTAGTTCAAGAGGGTGCTGAAGGTCTTCTATCTGTACAATACGGCAACATGGTTGGTTTGTTAATCGAAGCAATCAAAGAACAACAGGCTCAAATTGATGAGCTAAAACAAAAACTTAACGGCTAATAGTAAAGGAAAACGAAGATGGCTATAAAAGTAAGCGGAACATCCGTTATAAATGACAGTAGACAACTACAAAATATTGCGTCCTTAGATTCGACTACAATATCGACTATAAACGCAAATGTTAGCGCTGGTCCTCCAACACCAAATACACAAACATTCACAAGCTCTGGTACTTGGACAAAACCTTCTGGAAGTTTCACATATGTGGTAGTTGATTTAATGGGCGGAGGCGGCGGTGGCGGCGGTGGTGGTGATAACGCTAACAATGCGGCTGGTCATGGCGGTGGCGGCGGCGGTGCGGCTGGCAATAGAAATATAATAGTTATACCTTACAGCCAAGTCCCTTCTAGTGTTTCTGTAACAATTGGCATCGGTGGTGGTTATGGCAACGGCGGTAATAATAGCGGCGGTTCATCAGGCGCAACAGGTGGCACATCTAAATTTGGAGGTATATTAGAGTCGTTTGGTGGGGTTGGAGGCTATTCACCCCCAGATGGACAAGGGTCAAATGATGCCGCTGTAAACACTGTAAATTCTTCTGCGGGCTTAATTGTAGGGGCATCAGGTGGTGCGGCAGGAAGGGTAAGTTGGAGTACACCTCCAGGTTATCCCGGGGCCAGAGGTTATGCGTCTGCTGGTGGCGGCGGCGGTGGCGGCGGTGTTTACAACACATCAGGCGGAACAAGCGGTGGCGGTGCTGGGGGAGCAAGTGGTAATGGTTCAACAACAACGGCTGGCGGCGCGTCAACTACTTCTAATGGTGGTAATGGTTCTGATGGTGCATCAGGCTACGCATTATACGGAAAACTAGGTGGCGGCGGTGGCGGCGGCAATAGGAATACAAGCGGTCAAGGCGGTCATGGCGGTTCTGGCGGCGCTCCCTCTGGCGGTGGCGGCGGCGGTGGCGGCGGTGTTGGCGGCGGTGATCGTGGTGGTAATGGTGGGCGAGGCGAATGTCGCGTCTACACTATTTAATGAAAAGGTTTTAAAATGACTGAACAAGAAAAAAAACTTAGGCAGACTATACAAGACGCATTAATCGAAACAGATTTTCATGGGTTGTCTGACCGAACGATGTCTGATGAAATGCGTACTTATAGGCAAGGATTGAGAGATATTTCAAAACAATCTGGTTTTCCCACAGATATAGTATGGCCTCCAGTAGTTGTAATACCTGAACCAGAATAATAGGATACACAACATAACATGTTAGGCTTTTCCCCATATTCAGCGGCGGCGTTTTCCGACTTAGGTAGTGGGGAGCAGCTTTTTATCCCTACTGGCGTTGCTAGTACTGGGGCTGTTGGCACTGTAGCAGTTACGGGGAACCAGAGCGGACTAACTCTTGGCTCTGTACAAGGCTCTGCAGTAGTCAACGATGTATCGGTAGATGCAGGGGCAACAGCTACGTTTTCTACTGACCAATTAAACGCTAATGTTAGCTCCGTAGCCGCAGGTTCTGATCTTATTGTCTCTGCTAATGGCGTGAACTCTACGGGGGTAATGGGGGTTATTTCGTTAGATGGAGACTCTAATACAGGAGTCGCTTCCCCACAGATGTCAGCGGGTATTGGCTCTGCCACTGCAGCTGCAGATGCTACGTTCTCTGTTACTGGGGTAGCGGGTGCAGGTGGTGTCGGTGGTGTCGGTTTTAAAGCAGACACTACGTTCTCTGTTACAAGCGTAAGTTCTACAGGTGCAGTTGGTATAGCCGATGCTGGCCCAGATGCAGATATTCAAGGGGTTCAAGGTACAGCCTTGGTTGGCGCTGCCATTGCAGCTGCAGATGCTACGTTCTCTGTTACTGGGGTAGTTGGTACGGGCTCTACAAACTCTGTCGCACTTCTAGCAGGTTCTATAGTTTCGGTTACAAGTGCTGGGGCTACTGGTCAGGTTGGTATAGCCGATGCTGGTCCCGATGCAGATGTTCAAGGCGTTGAAGGTACAGGGGCGATTGGCACCGCGACTATAACCGCAACCGCTACGTGCTCCGTAACCGGTTTAGCTGGAACTATGTCTGTGGGCACTGCGCAATGTCAAGCGGGCGCCGGTACGGATGTGACTGGAGTTTTAGCCGCAGGTAGTGTAGGATCGGTAACAACACCGGCCACAGCGTTGGTAACTCCTACTGGAGTATCAGCTATAGGAACAGTCGGGCAAGCACTTGTATGGGGTAGGATTAAACCTGATCCCGGTACAATATGGACAAGAATAGCAGCGTGAGGATGAATAATGCCTAGTACATATACAAACAACGGTGGCATTGAGCTTCCAGCCAGCGGGGAACAATCTTCTACATGGGGCAACACCGTAAACGATAACATGAGCATTATAGACCGCTTAACAAACGGCGTTGGTGCAATTACTCTCTCGGGTACGACACATACCTTAAACACAACTGATGGTGCGCTCTCTGATGGACAGTATAAAACCCTTGTGCTTGGGGGGTCTCCTTCTGGCACTAACACGATAACTGTTAGCCCAAATGACGGGCAGCATATATACATTGTTAAGAATGGTACTGGTCAAACAGCCACATTCACTCAAGGTTCCGGAGCAAACGTCAGTGTGGTAGCAAACACAACTAAAATTATATATTGTGATGGTGCAGGTTCTGGTGCAGCTGTTGTAGATATTACAGGCTCATTAGATCTTGGCGCATTAATAGTAGGAGGCGTAACTGTTACTTCTACGGCGGCTGAACTTAACATAATGGATGGTGTAACAGCCACAACTGCAGAGTTGAACATAATGGATGGTGTAACAGCCACCACTGCGGAAATAAATTACGTTGACGGTGTTACATCCAACGTACAAACACAACTTAATACTAAAGCACCCTCTTCAAGTCCTACGTTAACCACTCCTACGTTAACCACTCCTACGCTTTCATCGGCTATAACTATTACAGGTGGGACGCAAAGCTGGACAGTAACAGCAGCGGGCACAAACTTAACTTTTGCCTATAATGGTACAAACGTTCTTCGTGTAGATAGCTCTGGCAATCTAACAGCCTTGGGTGATTTAACTACTAACGGAACTATTTCATAACTATCTCATTGGAGGTTTATAATGCCACTACAAAAACTCCAGTTTCGCCCCGGAATTGTACGAGATACGACCGACTACACTAACGAAGGTGGATGGCGTGACGGAGATAAAATACGTTTTCGTTTAGGTTTTCCTGAAACTATTGGTGGTTGGACTCAGTTTACAAACACAGCTATGTTGGGGCTGTGTCGTGATATACATAACTGGACCGCACTTGATGGTACAAATTTTGTCAGTGCAGGTACTAATTTAAAGCTGTATGTTTTAGACGGTAATAGCCCTGTAGACATTACGCCTATCAGGCAAACTACTTCCGCAGGAGATGTTACCTTTGCGGCTACAAATGGCTCTTCTATTATTACTGTATCCGACGTGGGCAACGCTGTGTTTTTAAACGATTTCGTTACATTTTCAGGGGCTGTTAGTCTTGGAGGCGCTATAACCGCCGCAGTACTAAACAAAGAGTACCAAGTCACTTCAATAATTGACGCTAACTCATATACCATCACTGCTACAGCCACGGCTAACTCTTCAGACACAGGAAACGGGGGCAGTTCCGTAGTAGGTGCTTACCAAATAAACACAGGCTTAGAATCTTCTGCTACCGGTAGTGGGTGGGGAGCGGGTGTTTGGGGTCGGGGGACATGGAACTCTCCAGCGGACGTAACAGTCCCGGGAGCTCAACTTCGTTTATGGTCTATGGACAACTTTGGTGAAGATTTGCTAGCAAATGTACGAGGTGGGGGTATATACTACTGGGATACTTCTGCAGGGACTTCCTCTCGTGCTGTAGATATAACTACGCTGAGTGGCAATAATCAACCACAAGTTGCTAATATTGTTCTTGTTTCTGAACGGGATAGACACGTTATTGCGTTTGGCTGTGACCCTCAAGGCGACCCCGGCGTACTAGACCCGCTGACAATACGTTTTTCAGATCAAGAGAGCTTTACTGATTGGGCGGCAACGTCAACGAACACTGCTGGAGAACTACGTGTAGGTACAGGCTCCGAAATTGTTTCTGCGGTACAAACTAAACAGCAAGTGGTTATATTTACCGATCGGTCTGTATCAGCGATGCAGTTTATTGGAGCTCCATTCACTTTTGGGCTTACTGAGGTCTCTACGAACACTTCTATTCTGGGGCAGAACGCTGCTGTTGCTTCTGGAGACGCAGTGTATTGGATGGGGGACCAAACGTTTTACAAATATGACGGTAACGTTCAGATAATACCATGCCCTATAGAAGAATACATATTTGATAACTTAGATTTTTCACAAAAGTCTAAAGTTTCTTCAGGGCTTAATAGTAAGTTTAATGAAATATGGTGGTTCTACCCATCGTTGGGCAGCGAAACAAATGACAGTTATGTGGTATTTAATTACGCCGAAAACAGCTGGTTCTACGGCACTTTACCTCGTACAGCATGGCAGGATAACGCGCTTTCTAGTTTGCCATTAGCCGCTTCTACAGACGGACACATATACTTTCACGAAGACGGCCTTAACGACGGAAGCACCAACCCGCCTAGTCCTATAAATAGCTACATTGAATCCAGCGCCATTGAGTTAGGTGACGGAGATCAGTTTATGTTTGTATCAAGAGTTTTACCAGACCTGACATTCCGGAACTCCACATCTACCCCCAGTGCTACGTTTGAAGTTAGTGCGCGGGACTTTCCCGGGGCCAACTTTGACCAAACAAATTCAGGGGCAGCAGTGCGATCTGCCACAGCTCCCGTAGAACAGTTTACAGAACAGTTGTTTTTCCGGTTACGAGGCCGGGCTATGGCCTTAAAGGTTTCCTCTAATACCCTTGGGACGCAGTGGAGACTTGGTACACCTCGCGCAGATATGCGTACAGATGGGAGGCGGTAATGGCTCAATCATTTGCTATACCGTTCTTTGCCGAAGCCCCTCAAGAGTACACGCAGTCGTATATGGCGCAGGTTACACGAGCGTTTGCCTTGTATGCACAACAGCAGCAGAACCCCGGCCCTGTTAGGGCGGATACTCTAAATCTAACTGGACTTTCCGTCTACGCAAACAACGCCGCAGCTGTGTCTGGTGGTCTTGCGGTTAATGATGTATATAAGACCGCAACTGGAGAACTAAGGATAGTAGTATGACTGATAAAACAACACCTGAACGTAAAGATATATCTGTGCCTATCACTGCGCCGAAACCTGCTGGCGGTGGTGTGTTTTGATGGATATGGCTGCAATTTGGAATATTGGCTTAACCGCTGGCGGCGGTTTTTTAGTGTGGTGGATTAAATCTCACCATGAAGAAGTCAAGCGGGTAACTATCCTACTTAACAGAACTCGAGAAGAATTAGCTAAAGAGTACGTCACTAAGTACGACTCTAATCAAGTGCTTAGTCAAATAATGAGTAAGTTTGACAAGATAGAAGAAAAGCTAGACAGGCTGGTGGAAAGAAAATGATACGTTTATTTATAGCAGTGCTCTTCTTTATTGCAGGTCTTGCTATAGGTAACTCCGTCTTCGCCGAAGACATAATTAAAACTGATACGAATAGTACAATAACTTCTAATGGTTCGATGGACACTACCATCAACAGTCCGCCGCCTTCTGCGATTTCTCCGCAGATTAGCGCAAGCAACTCTGACCTATGTACTGTAGGTGTCGCGGGGGCGGTGCAGACACAAATACTTGGTATATCCGCAGGTAGAACTGTACGAGATATGAACTGTGAAAAACTAAAGAACGCCAAAACCATGTATGATATGGGGATGAAAGTTGCAGCGGTATCTGTAATGTGTCAGGACGAAAGAGTGTTTGAAGCCATGCTCAATGCGGGGACGCCCTGTCCCAAGGATGGGTTGGTGGGCGATAAAGCTAGACTTGCATGGGAGATGGAAGCAGTGGAACAGACTATTCAACGCGAACAGAACAACCCTATGAGGAAGATTTTCAATGAGAACATTGAAACAAAAACGGGTCTTAGTGTTATTATTAGCACTTTGGCCTTCTTACTCTTCTTGTGACCCTTATAGCTACGGGGCAACAGGCAATGCGGCGTCCACAGCACTGAGTTGGGGGATGGGTTCTGTCTTACCCGATGTTCCGGGGGTCGATATAAATGGTCTCCTGTATAGATATACTACTGTGAAGAACCCTGAAGATGACATGAAAGTACACGTTGGTAATAAAAACGCCAACGGAGGTGGTTATATCTTTCGCGAGACCGACGATTGGTCGGGAGTTCCCGGTAACACTATTGTTAAATCATTCCCCCTCGCTAACATTCCAGCTACCCAATGGGGTGCAGGTTCTATTGACATTGAAGGGGAAGGTACGGTCAAAGATGCTATGGTTATATATAACTATAGGATCGACGAGTGCTTCGAACCGCAGTCCAACCCTAACTGCCCGGGGTATGTAAAGCCCATGCCTGTTCTTCCTGTTATAGAGGTGTATAATGCGCTTGAAGATGATGCTGTTGTTGAGACGTTAGAAGTAGACGAGTTTCAATACGATGAAGACGGCAAACTAATTCTTTCTGAAGAAGAGGAAGAAGAAGAGACTAGAATTGAGATGGGTCTGATGGCGTCTGCCAACGCTTTGACCCTGTTTAAGACACAAGGACAAGATGATATTATACTGGCTATTAACCAACAGACTAATATAGCTATGTATTATAATGCTTCTATTAAGGGAGGTGTGTATGCTGACGCCCCCGGTCTTGCTGACTCGGAAATAGCCGACAACAAGAAAGCCTTGCGTAACAACTTAGCACAACAAATACTGCATGAGAAAATGGTTGATATGCAGTACAATAGATGAGGTTTATTATGAAATATTTTATTGCAACGCTTTCCTTGTGCGCATTTCCAGCACTAGCTAACGTCGAGATTACGGGGAGTGTGGAAGCTAAATGTGTTATTCAAACAACTAAAGCAGGTGTGTACGGAAACCCAATTGCTAGTAAGTTAAGCACCACTCCTTCAGATGGTGGCGTACTGCCAGTCATTAGATACGATGTATCTATTGCGGATTCTTACACAGCTAACATAACGCATCCAACGTCGTTTAGTTCTTCTCCTACATTAACGGACACATTAGCGTGGACAGGAAGCACAAGTGTAACGCAAACGTCTGTGTCAGGAATGTCCGCTTATAACGATGCTAAAGTAGTCGTAGATAACACTTCGATATTTAACCTTACACTCGCGGGATCAACATGGTTCTCTACAGCTTCTAGTGCTGTGTACGGTTCAGCTAAACCGTTTCCCGGAGGAAACTATACCGCAGTTGTGCAGGCAAGTTGTGTCGCTAAGTAAGTTCATCGCAATAGGTACGCTAATTACTTTTGGTGCGTCTGCGCACGAAATGACACCTGCTTATCCAGAAGTAAAAATGTCCCACGTTAAAAACGTAGTTAAAGTAGAGATGTCTTTGTTTAACTCTAGGGAAGAAATAAGATACTATCAGGTCGATTTATTTGATCTAAATTGGATGCCTATACCTTTTTCTACGCCGTATAGAATTATGAAAGTTGACTATAAAGAACATAAAGCTTTTGATGTCTATATAAGAAAGAGAGATTTACCTGAAGCAGTCTTTCTATGCACAACCTCAAAGGTGAGGAAGACTAATATATCTAGAACACTTGTTTCTTCTACAATATGCTCAAGGCTAGACGGAGAACCTGCATGAGATTAGCGTTAGCTTTTTGTGTTTTATCAAGTTCTGTTGTGGCCGACAACAGCTCTCTTTCTCTTGCTTTACCAAGCCCGCCAATGAACTACCAATCGGATTCGTTTTCAACAGGTAGTACGCGGTGTAGTAACGCTGTAGGTGGTGGTGTAAACTTAGAGTACGGCGTAACAGGCGTACTATCAGGGCTAAATACAATGAGTAGAGGCAAGGACATAGGCGTGTACGCACGTATTGTTATACCCTTGGATAAACCCAAAGCTCGTATTAACTGTGATGATCTTTACCAGATAGAGTTGGCTCAACGTAGGCTAGAGATACAAAAACTACGCGACGAACTTGAGGCACTGAAGAACCTACAGAACGCTGATGGTGAGATGGAGTTTGAAAACTGATGGATACTACCAAGATAGCAGATAACATTGATGGGCTTGCAGATCGTGAGTTTAAGACAGGTGGTATGAAGCTGTCCTTTGGTTCTATAATGGCTATACTTGCGTTCTTATCTACAGTTGTAGGTGGTTTGTACGGTGGGTTCGTAATGTATCAAAAGATAGAAGAGGTCGCGGGGCTAGACCTTGGAGCGTATCAACAAGCAATGGATGTAATGGATGCAAAAGTCACGGGTATCGCCGACAAGGTAGAAGAATCTGTAGAGTACAGTCGTGATATTAAAAACGGTTTGAAGGATGATATACTACGCATAGAACAACAAACAGATCGTATAGAGGATATGGTGCGTAAATCTGAAGACAAGGTTCGTACTATGATTGATAACGCAGAAGTCCGCTTCGAAAATCAACGAGAACGTGTTAGAGTATCGCAAAGCGGTGATATGAAAGAGTTAGAAGATAAATTAATGGGCAAACTACAGCGGGCATTAGACAACCCCCTTGCAGATTAGGAGATTATTATGACAGAATTTGACAAAGCCGATTTAGATGGTAGCGGTACAATAGACCAAGCCGAATGGGATAAATTAGCATTAGAAGACAAGCGTTTGAAAATGGCTGATGAGGATGCTCAAAGAGATGCTCAAAGACAGATGGCATGGTTTGCATTATTCGGCATGTTGTTGTACCCTTTTGCAATAATTATTTGTAATTTGGCTAATCTCGACGAAGCCATGAAGTCACTAGCTTCTATCGCTGGTGTGTATTTTGTTTCTGTAGCTGCTATAGTTGCCGCATTTTATGGTAAAGAAGCCTACACAAAAGGGAAGGAAAATAACTAATGATGAGTCTCGTAAGTAATTTGGTAGGGCCTGTTACTGGGCTACTAGACAAAGTTATTGAGGACAAAGATCAAAAGGCCAAGTTAGCCCACGAGATCGCTACGATGTCCGACCAGCACGCCCAGCAAGCCTTAATGGGGCAATTAGAAATAAACAAAGCTGAAGCTGCATCTGGTTCTGTATTTAAAGGCGGCTGGCGCCCCTTCATAGGTTGGGTATGCGGCGTTGCTTTCGCTTATCATTTCGTACTACAGCCGCTTATAGTATTTGGCGTAACCGCCGCTGGCGTTGACATTCCAGAGCTACCAGAGTTTGATATGGGTAGTTTAATGACTGTGATGATGGGAATGTTAGGATTGGGCGGTCTCCGCAGCTACGAAAAGAAACAAGGAATTACAAAATGAGTGACTCTTTAAAACTACTGCAAGAGAAATGTGGGGTTACACCCGACGGAGGATTTGGGCCAAATACAGCCCGTGCTATTGTATCTCACTACGAGTTGTCCCCTGAACATGGGGCGCACCTACTGGGGCAAGCTGCTCACGAGAGCGGGGGCTTTAGACTCTGTCGAGAAAACTTAAACTACGGGTGGGAAGCTCTTATGCGGACTTGGCCTAGCAGGTTTACGGAGGAAGAAGCTAAAGAATACGAAAGACAGCCGAGCAAGATCGCAGGTAAAGTGTATTTGCGTAAATCACTTGGTAACCTTACGGAGCAAGATGCTAAAGACTTCATCGGCCGAGGATTTTTACAATTAACCGGTAAGGCAAATTACCGTTCTTTTTCTAGTGATATGGGTTTACCTGACGTAATGACTGACCCCGATCTAGCTGCTACAGACTATGCGTTTGAGACAGCGTTGTGGTTCTTTAAGAAGAACAAACTATTTGATATTGCCGACGAAGGTGTAACCGAAGAGGTAATCAAGAAAATTACTAAGCGTGTTAATGGTGGGTATCATGGGTTAGACGACCGTATAGAGCAGACTAATAAGATATATGGGTGGTTAAGCTAGATGCCTATACGTCCTATGGAACCAAACGATGTGCCTGCAGCTATCGAACTTGGCTACCGGATGCACCAAGAGAGTGTCTATAAACATTTTGATTACGACTCAAACAAGTGTGGGCGGTTGATATATGACTTTATGACCAACCCAGATACACGTTTTGCATATGTTGGAACTGCTAATGGGGTGGTTAACAGCATGCTTCTTGGTTCTATTGGCGAACATTATTTCGGTACTGACTTGATAGCATCCGACACAGTGTGGTATGTATCTCCACAAAGCAGAGGCTCTCGCGTTGGATTGCAGTTGCTACGTGCGTTTGAAAAGTGGTCAAAAGAGCGTAATGCTGCAGAGATATACATGGGTGTTTCTACTGGTTTAAGTGCCGGTAAAACTGGGGCGATGTTACAAAAGTTAGGATATAATGTTGTGGGTGGAAATTATAAGCAACGTGTAGTAGAATAACACAACAAGTTTAAGAAAAAAGGGTTTTTACATGTGTGGCGGCGGTGACTTAGGCGGATCAAATAATAAAGATAACGACAACAAAAAAGGTTCTGGAAACAGTGCCGGAGAAAACCTAGCTAACGCTATTACTCCAAACGACGGGTTCTCTTATAGGGATGGGGTATTAACTGCGGATAGAGGCAGAGATACTTATACACCTGTATCTTCAAACCCTAATGAAGAGCGGGACAGAAATATTCTTGTGCGCAATAAAGACAATACAGGGTCGTTCTTTGTGCCGAAAAGCGAAACTAAAAAGTACAATGATCGTCTGGTTATGTCTGCTGTTGTTGGTGGGTTAACTGGCGGACTACCCGGTATAGCTGCTGGTATTGGCGGAAACATGGTACGAAACACGCTATTCTCCGGTGGAGGTGACGGTAACAGGGATAGAAGAAACGTTTCTGCAGCGAATACAAATGTTGGTAGTGGTATAGTAAGTGATCGCTTCGGCAATGCTATACAAGGCGCTACAGGTATTGCAGGTGTAACACCGGGTGGTTTTACAGACCCAAGCACATATACTAAAGGTGTACACTACGGCACAACAAACGCTGGTGGTTTTAAAGGTATGTTCCAACCCGGAGGCTTTTTTGCAGGGCCGGAGTTTAGCAGTGCTGAAGAACGATCAAAGTATATGCTTGAACAAAAGAATAGAGCTGTTGAAGCTGGGCGATCTATGGCAGATGGTTCTGACAATAACGACGATAGAGTTAGGCAAACAGTAACTACACCTACACCTACAGTTACAGGTCCAGCGGGGTCTGATATGAGCGCGGCAGCTGCACAAGGCGCATTTCAGCCGATTCCAAATCCTAACTACGATCCTGATGATCCGATGTCTCCTAAGTTTATAAGTAACCCAAGCTATCAACAGTTGCTTGAGTATCAACAAAGCCAAGTTACAGGTATGGCTATGGGTGGGTATCCGGGTAAAATGCCATCAGCAAATGCAGCATTTAAAATGCGACGACCTGCGTATAGCGAGCCTTTACAACAATACGGTAGCTACCTAGAGAGCCAATACGGTGATGCTGGCTTTGACCAAAAGAAAGATAACTTTCTACAAGAAGTTAACAATAAAGAGCAGCAGACGTTTGGCCAAGGTGGGCTTTCAGGCTTGCTAACTCAACCAGCTCTTCTGAACCGTGGACCAAACAACTTCCGAGGTTTCGCAGAACTTCAAACCAGTCCCGATCAAGGCACTTTCCCACAGAACATTCTAGGCTCAGTGAGAGGTTTTGCACCGGGCGGTGAGCTTGAGCAAGCCCCACAAGAAGGTATTGCAGCTGTCCCACAAGAAGGTGGTAATGAGAAGACTGATATAGCCGATGCAGTTATGGCTGTAAAAGGTGAGATGTCTAAAGAGGAAGCATCCGTTGCGTTAGGTAAATTCTTAGCTACTTACGGTGAAGAAGCCCTTAAAAACTTAGTTGAGGCAGTACAGTCTGGCGAGCTAGACGATACAATAGAGCGTTTCGCTAATGGTGAAGCTGGTGAAGTCAACGGGCCGGGTGATGGTTCTGGTGTTGACGACAAAGTACCCGCGTCCCTTGAAGGGCAAGAAGATGTGTTACTTGCAGATGGAGAATATGTACTCCGTGCAAATACAGCGGACAAACTTACTAAAGCATTTGGCGGCGGGTTTCTCGACGCTGTGAACGAATCCGAAGACAATGCACCGCGTGTTATACGTGAGTATGCAGCTAAAACAGCGATAGCGTAAGGAGCTAACCTATGTGCGGCAGTAAAACAGTATACGATACAACAAACAATACGCAAACATCTACACAAGACTTGCCAGAATGGGCGAAACCTTACTTTGAGCGAAACATAGCCAAAGCAGAGGCAGAGTTTAGTAAGCCTTATGAAGCTTACAGCGGGGATCGCCTAGCAGCGACTGATCCAAATGTAACTGCATCTCGTGATAACATGCTGGGCATAGCCGATACCGGCGTTTCTGGACTTGGAGATGCACAAGACTACGCTGCTGCAGGTATGGAT